CGAGGGTTTATCACTAGGTAGGATAGGAGCCGCACCTATCTTTTCAGGGAACCCACCCTGTTAGCCACTGTTACCAGCGACCTTCGGAAAGTCGTGTTGGATGGTGGAAGGGACAAGCGGATTATAAACGCCTAGCCGTTAGCCAGCATTGCTGGGTAGGAACGCAAACTGCTTTGCAGTAGGAGGTGTGTAGACACCACTCGAGGACAGCGACGGAGGGGCTGTCCACGGCCCACGACCGACGGGCGCACAAGAATCGGCTTTGGTGTCCCTCCCTAATATGAGGTGACAAATTTCTCCCATCTTCTCTCACTATGGCCACAAACAACAGCAACACGATCAAGCTCCTCGCGCTGGCAGCGGTGCCTCTCTCAGCACTCGCATACCAAGCGTATCGACGATATGTTCAGGACGCAAAGGATTGCGCCCTTGTTGAACGGTTTCAGAAGAATTGTGATGGACTGCTGGAGGAGCAGATAGCAGCCGACCAGGAGGTCGGAGCCTTTGTCGAGGGGCCAGATGGCACTCGCGAGGTGGTGGTTGAAGCACCTGCTAAGAAGGAGGCAGTAACGTCCACTGTTAACAAGGCAGTGGTACTGGAGAATGAGCAGCATCGAGTCAGGAATCATTATCGTGTTGGCAACCAGTTCAACTTTTCGCAAATCATTGTGAACGAAGCAAAGAACAGGTTTGGTTGCCCACAGAGAAACAAAGCCAATCTCCTGGCCGTGCGGAAGTTTTTAGTTGATCGCATGACGGCAGTCAACGTTCGACCGACGCACATGAACATGATGCTGCCACTGTGCATTGAGATGGTGTTTGTGCCGAATGACAGTGAATTGGCTGCTGAACGAATTGCCGCGTGTTGGGAGGCAACGCGTGGAGGCTCAGGGTACAAACGGTGGTACCGCTGGGCGTGCAACTTGGTGTGTGGTGTACGTGGTGCACCACGCAGCAATGTTGCTTGAGGGGGCCTAGCCCGGTTACGTGGGGTGAGTAGGAAGAGTGAGCTACATCACCCCGGCCTGCGCGTAACTAAGGGACAGGCAGGCTGCCCTCCGAGGGTGATTACCCAGATCACCGGTCTTGGCCCCGACAGCCATCTCGGAATTTTTAATGGGGATATCGACACTTTGAGTTGTGCATTACTAGAGCGTATGTATTATTGTAAAGTTGGCGATACGTTTTTGCCGGCTCCCGAGCCGGACGTCAACCACGTCTTTGCTGGATTACGTGAATTCCGAAGCAAGTTGGTTCATCGCATGGTTTCCACCCCGTACACAATCGAAGAGGTTGTGGACACTTACAAGGGTCGAAAACGCACGATTTACCAACAGGCGAGTGAATCTCTCAACAATACCGGGCTTAAACGTGGTCATGCGATTAGTGATTGCTTCGTGAAAGTGGAGAAAGGGAACACGAGCAAGGCACCGCGATGCATCCAACCCAGAAGGCCAGAGTACAACCTTGTCCTCGGGAAGTATATTAAAAAGATTGAGCATAGGATGTATCGCAGAATCGCTAAGATATATGGTGATGGTCCGACCGTGATGAAAGGCTACACAGTTCAGGATGTGGCACGCATCATGCGCGGTAAGTGGGACAGTTTCAGTGATCCGGTTGCTGTTGGCTTGGATGCAGTCAAGTTTGACATGCATGTGAGTGCTGCCATGTTGGAGTGGGAGCACTCCATCTACAAGGCAGTCACAACGGACACGAGGGAATTGAACAGGCTGCTGAGATGGCAGATGTTCAATAAGGGCAGAGGACGTTGCGTTGACGGTAAGTTGACGTATACGGTCAAAGGTAAAAGATTCAGTGGTGATATGAACACTGCCCTGGGAAACTGCATCATCATGTGTGGATTGGTCTATACGTACCTAAAGGAAAAGGGTATGCATGGTAAGTTGGTGAACAATGGGGACGACTGTGTTGTCTTTATGGAACGGGGGGACCTTGAGGGGTTCGTAGAAGGATTAGACGAGTGGTTTTATAGTTACGGGTTTCGCATGACTTCGGAAGAACCGGTATTCGATTTTGAGAAGATCGAGTTCTGCCAAATGCGACCTATCCTTGGGCCCAATGGGTGGGTGATGGTGCGCAATATTAAGGCAGCCTTGGTGAAGGACTGTTTGTGTACCATTGATCTGGATGGGGTCTCAGCGCGCAAGTGGATGTACGCAGTGGGTGAGTGCGGTTTGGCACTCACTAGTGGTATTCCCATCATGCAGGAGTTTTACCTGGCATTGATGCGCAATGGGGACAGCAGCAGTAACATCACACAGTCTCTACAATTCCAATCTTCTGGGTTGCGCCACATGCGCGGGGAGCTCGACGCGAAAGCTAGCGCCGTTAGTGCAGAGGCGCGTAGGAGCGTTTATGTGGCCTGGGGTATCACGCCTGATGAGCAGGTTGTGCTGGAGGAGCACTTCCGTAGCTGGGTGTTTGACCCTTCCCCCGGTGATATTCACGTATCACAACCTCCCATATTTCATGGCATTAGCTTATCATGGTAATTATGTCGGCCCTGGCTGGTCTGCTGGCAAGTATCAAAGCAGTGTGGAGAGCGATGTCTTGCCGGTCGATGAGTTCGACGCTACCGGAAAACGCCACGACGCAGTGTATGCACGTGGTGGCGACAGGACACGCGCGGATTTCGAATTCGCATATGACAACCTCACAACCCTCAACCCAAAGCGATGGCTTGCCGGAGCATTGGTTGGAGCACAGGGGCTATGTCGTTTCGCGACCGGACTCAACGGTATCACGGAGGAAGCGGAGGGCTCCCAACGTGGTGTGACCAAACATAGTAGCCAGGGTCTTGATAAAGACTATCCACCTTTATCCATCGACAACATGAAAAATAAACGTAATCGCATCTTTGCAGGCGATTCCTCTCACTTGGTCATGGACTCCAATGGCCGTCGTGAAGTGGAACGCATTGATAAACAAATCACAAAATCCTACCAAAAACGCAAGCCTTTGAAACAGCGAGTTCAGCAGGCATTTTCACCACTGAAGACCACTGCTGCTCCTGTTTCGATTGGTACAACACTTGTGGCCGTGCCACCCCAAACCGTTAAAACCGGTAATGGCGTGTGCATTGCCGGGAGAGAGTTTATCACCCAGGTGTATGGAACGAACAATGATTCGTTCCAAGTTGCAGGGTTGGCACCCGTCCACCCAGCTTATTATCCAGCATCCACCATGGGCAACATCTCCCGTAGCTACCAGTATTATCGATTTCGCAAGATCGTTGCGCACTTCGTGACTCGGCAACCCACGTCGGTCACGGGTGAAATCGTTATGTGCTACAGCAAGAACATTTTGGACCCACCAGAGAACGGAGACAGTGGGTCCTTCTTGCCACGTGCCATGACCCGCGGCAACGCGGTGATTGGACCTTTGTGGCAGAACCACTCGGTTGAAATTCCCCTTGACGGCACGTTCCGGTTGGTTGACGCTTTCAACGCTGGAACGTTTGCGGACAACGTCAACGGTGAAGTCCAGGTGTATACACAGACGAATGTGGATGACACGTGCGGATATTTGGTGTGGGACTACGTGTTGGAATTTTCCAACACTATGTTCACGCCACATTCCACATCGCTTCCACTTGTGTCTGGGCCCGGCACCAAGTACACTGTTAGTGTTGCAGCTTCTGCTGCCAATGATGCACTAATTGGTACTTCATCCTTGATTACGGCTTACCCGAACCAGACGGTGTGGAGCCTGGCCTTGGATCTTAGTGCCTCATCGGCCGGTACCGGAGCAACCTTGGCCAACCTTGTGAACGTTTTTGCTAATTACCATACCACTACCACAGCCCTGAGTCAGGCAGGCACAAACTTGCCGCTCGTTGATGGGCAGCGCATCTTTGCCATGGTGGTGGGTGGTGTGTTGTACTTCTATTCTAGTTATGAGGCAGCTGTTGCAGGGATGGGCAGTGCACAACTGTACATCCGCACTGCAACTACCACGGCTAGTACTCTTATTTTCAATGGTTACCTTGTTCGCTTGGGACCAGTAGAATTAACTGCCGCAAACTAGTCACTTGCTTGGGTATTGTAAAAATCATAAAATCCGAAAATTATAAAAATTAGGTAGGCCAC